TCATAAGCTTCAGATAATTCAGATTGAGCATATTTTACCATACCTTCAGGTGTCATTCTTTCCATAATATTAAATGCCTGTACTGTTTGACCAGCAGTTGTTCCAATTTCTCTCATTTTTTTAGCAACTTCTACCATACTATCATAATCACCATTATCAGCATATTGTTTTAGTAAAATCCAGCCTTCTGCTACATCTGTAGCATTTGCATTCTTACTATCTTGTTTTACCCATCTTAATGTTTCTGAACTGCCACCATCATTTATTTTTTTGAAAGCTTTTTCCAAACTTTCTTTATTAGTTACTTTATCATAATATCTAACATCTTCTTTTGAAAGTATTTCAGCCTTTTGTTCTACATTTAGCATATTAACTTTATCTTTAATGTTTTTAGCAAAATGGCTATTGCCATCATTAACTTTATTTGCACTTCCTCTTTTAGGTAATATTGGTGTAGTGTTGGCATCTTCTTTAGTTAATTTTGATATTTCATTTGGATTTAAAATCTTGCTCTTTTTAGAACTACTTTCTATATCTTCCCTAACAGGTAACTTAATATCAGACATTTTAGTTTTTGTTCCTGCTGATGGAAAATTCTCTTTTAAATATTCATTCCATTCTTTAGTGTTTTGAGAATATCTTATGTCTTCATTTGAAGTTGGATTAGTGTTATCCACATTTTTTATTTGATTACTTTGAAATGGTATATATACATTACCTTCACCACTATCGTAAACATCAGTTGTAACTATTATTCCATCATAACCTGTTGTATCTTTTAAAATCTTGTATCCCTTATTCCAAGACATACCAGTTGTATTTAATATTCCAGATACTAAATCAATATCATCTCCACCATATTCATAATCCATCAATATGTCATTCAGTGTAGAATTATATTGTGTGCTTCCTTTTTCACTATATTCACCACTGTAATCAGCAAACAACGTACCATTTGTAATTTCATTTATTGATTCTACAAAAGATTTATATTGTTGTTTAGAAATAGATTTTTCTCCCCATTTTAAAGGCTTTTTAATGTCAGCGTACAATTCCATTACCTTCCCTTTTTCGCCTTTACTAGCATAGGCTTTGGCAACATTAATATCATCAGTTAAATAAAATCCTTTACCTAACAAAGTTCCATTTGTTCCTAATTTATCATAGCTAAATTTAGTAAAATCGTTTGGTGTGCCATGATATAAAACCTTTAAATTTCCATTTTCATCTCTAGCCTTACTATCTTTAAAGTATTCTTGTTGCCCTTTTGATAATTTTCTGCCTTTATTATCGAAAGAAAAAGAACTATTTTCTAGTTCTTGTCCTTTGGTATTTCTTCCCAATTTTCCTCTGCTATAAATATTTTCAGATACATTTTGCGAAGAAATTGTATTATTTTCTTGAGCATCTTGTTCAACCTCATTTAAAGAATACCATTTGTTTTTGTTTTTGTCAATTATATTATCAGTTAACGAAGATATAGGTGGTGTTTTGAGTCTAGTTTCATAGTTCATTTTTCTTCTATTTGATGTATCTCTTGCTTCTTTTTCACCAAAGTTATTTTGATAATTTTCAAATCCAATAGCAGAAGTAGTTCCTTGTGTAAACTTTTCAATTTTTTGTATTCTATGTTGAATCTCGTGTATTAATGTATCTAATACTGCATCATTTCCCTTAGATATTAATTCATTATTCAATGATATAGTATTTGTTATATTATTAATTCTACCTTTTTTTATGTATTTTTTTCCATCTTCATCAGTTCTTATGCCAAAATCAGTAAATTTAACTTTATTATTTTTTAAATTAGGATACATTTCATATAAATCATTATGGTTTAATATTTCATTCAATTGATATGTATTATTTTTTTCTAATTTCTTAATAATTTTGGCCTCGTCATCACTAAGCTCAAATTTCCAATCACCTTTGCTGTCTTGAAACCATCCAGTCCTTCTACGAATTTGCTCATTTTCAATATTATTTTTCTTATATATTAATGCTTTATTATAATTGTCATTTAAAAATTGATTATAACTATCATTTTTTATAGCATTTCTAGCACCTTTTATTCCTGTCATCATATATTCAGTTTTCTTAAGGTTACTCTTATTACTATAATAAGCATCTTCCCACATAGTTTTTAACTTTTCAACAAAACTTACATACTCATTAGCACCAGTGCCCTTAATTTTTTCTGCTAATTTTCTAATATTATTTAGTATTTTCTTAAATATATTAGGCTTCTTTTCTACTACTGACTGAATAAATTCTCTATTACCAAACAATTCACCGCATACATCTGCTACGACTTCATCTGATACATCATTAGTTTTATATCTTTCTTTTAGTGATTCTAATGATTTTTCAAACTCAGGATCTTGTTTAGCATAATCAAGTATTAATTCCTTCATTTCTTTTGTTGCTATGTCATGAGTTATTTCATGAACAACCAAAAATTCAACATAATTATCAGCATTAGGATTTAATTCAATTATAGTTTTACCATTTTCTTTTGTAATTAATCCATTAACAGGTACACCTTGTTCATTAGTTATATTAGGATTGAATCTTATTATATAATTCCTATCTTTTATTATATTCTCTAGCAACTTAATAGTATTGTTCGATCTAGCAGTATTGTTTAAATACATACTTGCAGTTCTTCTTAATTCATTTATATTTGCATTAGAGCTTTTAACATATTGATAATTGCCTATTGGAATACTATAATTAGCATTATTAACACTAGTCACATCTACACTTCTTAGTTTTTGAAGAGCATTTCCAATTGAAGCATATTGTTGTCTAGTTAAATCTTTAGTTGTAGTAAAACTCATGTCTGGTCTTACTTCACTTACATAATTCATAGCAGTAGGCACTTTTATACCAACTTCATTTAACATTGTTTTAATGTAACTACCTTTATAACTTTCAATACTAGGATCTCCTAATTTAAATCCTTTAATATCATTTAATATTTCAGGGTTTATTTTAGCCATATCAACCTTTATATCACTAGTAGGTATATTTATACTAGAACTATTAAAATCGTTCACAGTTGGCAAAATAACCTTATCAGAGTTATTAACATTACTTTGTTGATTATATACTGGCAAATTAAGGCCACTTTGTCTTGATTTTTCTTGATTAACTATATCTTGTACTGTTGGTAAGTTTGCCTCTTCTTTTATGGAAGTACTTGTGTCAGTATTTTGATTTTGAATAGCACTTAATTGATTCTTAAGTTCGTTCAATTCTATTTCTTGTTCATTAGTCAATTTATTTTGTTCTTTTAATGTTTCATATTCACTAATTTGTGAAGTTATCGTATCTACATTAGTATTAACATTTGAATTATTATTAATATTACTATTAATATTAGAAATAATTGTGTCTATTTTATTAATGGTTTCTTTGTTTGTAGTATTTTTCTTTGTTTCTTCTAACTCTTCTTTAAATGTTTTATATAGATTTACATCTTTATTCTCTACATTTGTATCTTTGCCAGTAGCAGTACCTATAATTCCACCTGTAACACCACCTATAGCAGCAGAATATAAAGCATCAGAAAGTACACCACCATCTAAGAAAACAGAAGCATAATCTTTAATATTAGTATTTTTATCTAAAATAAGCAATTTACTAATATTATCTAAATATTCTTGAACAAATTCTTCAGTAGCCTCACTGCCTGCATTTGCTAAAATATTTGCAATTTTAGGCTTCTTTGTTATATTAGTAAATGTTTCTTTTAGTAATTTTTCATATTCACTAGTCTTGCCTCCAGTCAATCCTTTAGTTGCACTACCGAGCATCTTACCAACACCATATTCAAGTCCAACATTAACCAAACCATACATTGTAGCACTACTAGTATCATAACCATCTGAAACCGCTTGATTGGTACTATCCACAAACATTTTTCCAAAATACATAGTAGAACCAACACCAGGTAAAGCTTGATTAATCAATGTTGATCCCGCTATTTTACCACTTTCATATAAAACATCACCAACAAATCTACCTATACCAGTTTTATAATTTTCTTTAACTTTTTGGTGTTTCATTTGATTAAATGTAGGTAAATATTCTAAGTCACCATTTTCATTTTTTATTAATCCACCATTATAATCAAAAAGGCTTCCTATACCGCCTGTAAGTCTTCCTATAGATTTATCATACCAGCCAATATCATCTTCTGCAATTCTTTGTTTATCGTAATTATATTTAGCATAACCAACTTCATTTGATTGCTCTTCTAATTGTTTCATCTGATTTTTATATTCATTTGATTTTTTTATTTCTTGATACTTATTTTCTATGCTTTTATTTTGCCCCAATTTATCTTGACCAGCAGTTACTTCAAATCTTTTGTTTTTAGTAATTTCAGTCTGTTCTTGAATAGGTAAAATATTTCTTTGTGTTGAAAAAGGAGTTACTGTAGTTTGAACTCCCTTTTCATAAGTGTTTTTTTGTATATCTTTTTGAATATTATTTCTTTTTGATAATTGATCATTATATTCTTGTTTATAATATGAACTATTCAATTCTAGTCTATCTCTTATACTAGAATTTCTTTTTGATTTCCCAAGTAATCTCTCTCGAATACTACTCATATAATCACCACCTTATAGGCCAAACCAAGTTAATATTTTATCTGCATCTTTTTTAGTAATAGATTTATTTTTTAAACCTGCAGATATTTTTCTTTCTAATTCAGATTCAGAAATACCATTTTTTATAGTATTAGAAGTAAATATATTAGAATTAGACCAGTTATTAGCTTTTTTGCTAGATAATGCTGGACAACTATTATATTTACTCTTTATTAAATTGTTATTTGATGACGAACTACTAGAAGAACTACTATTGCCACCATCATTAAGGCTTCCACCATCTGACAAAGAACTTCCACCACTGCTGTAACTAGCATTTATACTAGCCCATTTTTGAGCATTAGCAATAGCATCTTGTTCTCTTTGGTATGCCATTTGTTGTTCCCATCTTTGTTGTTCTAATCTTTGTTGTTCCTTTTGATAAGCCATATTCTCATTGTATTGTCTAATTTTCTCAGCAGTTTCATTTTCATAATTAATTTGACTTTCAACATCTTTATATCTGTTGTAATAATTATTATTAATCGTATTATTCCAATTCAATCTATTATTTTCCTGATCTGATTTATAATTAAATCCTTCTAATGCAATATTTAATTTATCTTGTAATGCTTTTAAAGCATTTTGGGCTAGTGTTTCATCGTTAGATAATTGTGCTTGTCTAATTGCATTATCAAACTCTATTCCAGCATCTTGCATACTCTTTCTTGCAGTACCAAGTCTATTTTGATAAGTATTATACATATCAACTTTTGAGCTTTCAGCATAACCACTATTAGATAATCCATTATTTACAACATTTTCTCTACTAACACCATATTTATCAACTTCTTTTTGATAATCAATATAAGATGCTTTAGCCTCATTTTGATATGCTTGTTCAGATTTTTTTCTTTGTTGTTCGATTAAATCTTTCTGATATTCAAGATTTTTATTTGCTACATCTTTTTGAGTGTTCTCCCATCTATCAACCATATCTTGTTGTTCTTTAGTAAAGTTATTTCTTTCATTTATTAAATTATCATAAGTTTCATTATATTTATTTAATTCACTTTGTTTTTCATTTTCGACATCTTTGAATCTTTTGTCATCGTAATTAACATCATAAATTGCCATTTCTTATCACCTCTTTACATATCCGCCTACAAATGATTCTAATGTATAATTATTTAAACCAAATGGTTTAGTAGAACTAAATTTCATTTGTAATCGTTTCCATTTTTTCTTTTTAATTCTATAAACTATGTATCCCTTAACATTGTCATAAGTATTAACCTCTTCAAAGTCGTTATTATCTGTTTTAACTTCTATTTTTATGTTTTCACCTTTTACTTCAGCAGTACCGCCCCTTTTATTAGTTGTCTTTTGATATTCTGAGTATTTGAAATCATCATGCTTAGTAGTCCAATAAGAACTTATTTCACCATTAGTTTTGGTTAACTTATAAATCTTATTGTTACCACATAAATAAAGCACTCCATTTTTAACTGAAGTGCAAGTAATATTACAAGATAACTCCCAATAATACCATTCATATTCAACATTTATATTTTGATATTTTTGTCTACTATCTGCTAAATAAATTTTGTTATCTATAATTACTAAAAGATAGCCCTCCCATTCTTCTAACATCATATTTTTATAATTTGATTCTTTTAATAATTTACCATCAACCATACTAGATCTATGCGCTAGTAATTGCTCTGAAGTAATATTTCCACTAATTGCTTCCATACCTCTATCAGAAAAGAAAACTATATCATCATTAAAGTTAATTCCAGTAGAGACACAACCTGTTGTTATGCTTGAATGTGCTGATGGATATATTTTTCCATATGTGCTATCAACAACTGGATTATGATAAAAGACTGTAGTATTTGCTTGTGATGGCTCTTTTAACACCCATAGAGCATTATTACTAGGTATCAGTGCCTTTACCTTTGCTAAATCCATTCCCTCGTTGTAATAATCTAAATCACTAATATATCTAGGATCTTCCAATGAACTATGGAAAATAGCATTAGGATAATCTTGATTTCCACTAAAAAATACTCTGTTATCAAATACTGCTAGCATAGTACATTTGTTAATTCTATCTCTATATCCTTGAATAGTCTTTCTGAATAATATTTCAACATTGTGTTGACCATCAGTAGTAGGTTTAGCAGGAGCAGTATTAAAAGTAATACTTCCTTCTGTAACATTTACTGTTAAGTCTTTGCCTTGAACATAAGTAAGTGTGTCTAGTCCTATAGTTACTTTAGCAGTTACCACATAATCACTATCTATGTTTTCGGTATCTAGTTTAAACTTTGTCGTTACACCATCACCTATTCTTAGATTCTTTCTAAGTCCAGTAAGTAAATTTACATCTTGATATGTTGTTCCCTCCCCAGTAGGATCTCCTATGGTAGTAGTTGGTATAGTGCCTTCTACTTCTTTTATTTCAGTTCCATTGTATTCAAGATAATTTAAACCATCTTTTATATAAAATATATTATTAAATATAAAAGCCTGACTTCTAATCAAATTCATACCACTAAATATTTCGGTACCATTATCATAAAGTTTAGTTCCTGAATGGACTATTTTATGAGTAGTATTGCCTATATCATAAAAAAAGAGACCTAATATGGTATTATTGTATTCTTCTACTAATTCCATATCAGGTCTTGTTTCTATTCCAGCACTATTATTTTTGTAATTTTTCCACATATTTAAGCTATCAGGACTTCTAGATAAATTAGTATCACTATTACTGAAATCAACACCTGCAAAGTTATCTACTTTTCTAGTAACTAATGCTCCACTAGGAACACCGCCAGAACTACTATAAGAACTCATAAGTACCATCTCCTTCTAGATAAATACTACCAGTATGAAATCTTGGATCTAATCTTTGTAACATTTGTTCATACCTATTTGAATAAACTTGTCCATAACTAGCTGATATATCAGATTTAAGTAAATCACCAGCCACACCATAAGGCATTATTTCAAGTACATCTGTTGATAAATCAAAAGTAAACTCACTATCTTTTGTATCAGCAGTTATTTGTTTAGGATACTTGTAATAATATATTTTAGCAATACCATCACCATAGAAATTAATAGTATTACCTATAATATCATTTTCAACTCCCCTAACAATGTTAATTTGAAATAAATCCTTTGCTATCTCAGAAAAGTCAATCTCATCACCTTTAGTTACTTCTAATTCTTCTTTAGCAGGTATTTTTTTTATTCTGGCAAGTTCATTTTGAATCTGATTTATAACATCATTTATTTTGTTTGCTATGTCAGGATCATCAGTTAATAAGGCACTTTTATCATTTATTTCCTCAATCAGTCTCAATACTTTTTTCTTCATTTCTAGTAATGTCATACTATCACCTATCCTTTTGGATTAATATCTGTATTATCTTTGTATATTTCTTTAATTTCTTTAATTTCTTTTTCCAAGTCCTTTAGTTTATAAACAGGTACATTGGGAATAATATAACCATCTGTCTCACTCCAAATTAAAATCGTTTCTTCTGGTATTATTTGAGTTAATTTACTATACTCTATACTCTTTATTCCATCATATTCATTTTCTTTATTAATCTCAGTGGTTAATATTAAATCTTTTAAAGTTTGATGCACTGTTTTATCATCTGTATATTCATCGAACTCAGTTTCCTTAGTTATAGTTCTTCCGTAATATTGTCTTAAACTTGGTTTTATTGTAAATAATTCGTTGTTCATTATTTTTCCTCCTAATTGGTTGCCATACCTAGATTCGAACTAGGGAATGTTGCAGTCAAAGTGCAATGTGTTACCACTTCACCATATGGCAATAAAAAGAGGATTGCTCCTCTTATTTTACATCTCAGTTTTCATTATATAGATTTCTTTAGGGTTAACAATTTTAGCACCGAATACATATAATCCTTTTAATGCATCTTGGAAAGCTTTTTCTGGTCTATATGCTTCTACCTTTTCAATTTGTTCAGCGAAAGCAATAGCTTTTCCTGTTCTTAAGATGTTATAAGTTACATCATCAGTAGTAGAAGCAGCAGCCTTTTTACCAGTAGGTAATAGATTTTCAATGCAAACAAAAGCATTGTTAATCTTACCAACAGCACCTTTCTTGATTATTTCAGGATTATTTGTAGATAGTTCGGTTAAAGATTGTCTATAAGTAGTAAAGACTTTTGGAGATACTTCAAGATATAATGATTCTGATACTGGAACATTATTCTCATATAATTTAGTAAATCCTGCTTCGACACTAGCCATAGCATTACTTGCAGTTAATGCAATAACTGATGAACTTTGTGCTAAAGCATCTGATGTAGCCTCTGTTGCAGTTTTTACAATAGAAGCAACATATTTATCTCCTTCTTCTTTTAATCCGATAGCAGATTGTCTTGAAGCTTCTTCCATTAAACCAGGAACTGATTGTGCTTTATCAATATCTTCAACCTCAAAATTAAAGTATCTGTATTGATTAAGTTGCAATAGTTGACTAGAATCAGTTAAACCTTCAAGTTCTATTTCTGTACCTTTAACATAATTCTTTATAGTAGGTCTAGAAACACTTAAAATCTTTACTTCTTTAGCATTCTTGCTATCCTTTTCATATTTGAAATCACAATGGTTTCTTAGAGATGTAATGGTATCCAATGCTTTTAAAATCGATTTACTCCAAATCGTTTGTTGGAAATTAGTTACAGCCATTTTAACACATCCTTTCTATATAGATAGAAATTATTTTTGAGTCATAGTCATAGATCTACGAACTGCTTCCCATATTTTAGGATTGTCAAGTTCTTCATCAGTTAATTTTCTTATTTCATCTTCTGTATAATAATCCTTAACCTTATCTTGAGCCATTGACTTCATACTTCCTATCTTTTCAACCGTTGGCTTAACAGGTTGATTTATTTTTGTATACATTTCATATACTGTTTTAATAGGTGTATTTGAATTAAATTGACTAGCAAAAGATTTAAAATTATCATCTTTTAACACATCATCTTTTACACCCAATTCTGCTAACTCTTTAACTTGTTTTTGATGAGTTAGTTCATCTGCAAGAGTATTAAATATAACTTTCTCTCTAGGTGTCATTTTATCAACACCAATAGTGGCTAGTCTATTTGCCTCTTCTTGCATTTCTTCAAATCCTAAATCAATGATTTTAGTAGCCTCTGCTTTGCCTAAAATCTTTTCATCTTCTTCAGAATATTTAGGTTTTGAATAAGCAGGTATATCAATTCCTTGTTCTTTATAGAATTCTCTCATTCTTTGATTAGATTCAGAGATATCTTTAGTTCCAAGGCCTGCCTTTAATATACTGTCAGTTTCTTCATACTTGGCTAATTTATCAGAATATTGCTTTTCCATCTTCCTTTTTTCTCTTTCGATTTTCTTTGGAAGTAAAGTATTTAATCTATCATTAACCATCTTTTCTACTTCTTCTGCAGTATAAGTTTTAACTTCTTGTTTTTCTTCCTTTTGAGAAGTGGTATCAGTTAATTCTATACCTTCCTCATTTTCTTCTACTGATTGAGCTTCAGTATTTTCAGTTACATCTGTAACAGGTGTTTGAACATCATATTCTTCGTTCATTTTCTTTCCTCCTATTTTTTTAAGTGTTTGACTTCACTATTCCATCTTCTTTTAAAGTCTTACAATGCTTGGACTATTAAAAAGCAATAACTATCTAGTAGCCATTGCTTGATTAATTAATTGATTTCCATATTGCCCTATACCTGTTATATCTTGCTGATTAGCAATAAAGTTATTGGCTTGCATTTTTAATTGTTGAGCCTGTGTCTGAATGTCTGCTATTCTTTGCTGAGATTCTTTCATTTTCTTTATTGCTTCTTCTAACTTAGATTTAGGCATCGAACTGTCATCATCTAATAAACTTACATATACTTCTAGTTCTGCTAGTTTTTCAGCAGTAAAGTATCCTGCCTTTAACATATTTTCTAACGATAACTCTTGTGCATATTTATCATAAGGACTCTTAGGTGTAATATCTATCTTTACATTTGCTTGTAGTTCTTGCAATACACTATAAGGTACCTTAACCGGTCTAGAACTTACTTCCCCAGTAGTTGGATTAGATTCTTCATAGTCTATTACTAAACCATCTGTAGCATATGTTTTCCACATATCTAACCATATTCTTGCCAATCCTTCTAAAGTTGCTTTTAGTGATATTGTTTGTTCGGTTACAGGCATTTGTGAGGCTCTTTGAACTGCAAGTATTGCTTTGCCACTTGCACTTTCTGGATTAACATCACCAGTAGCGATATCACCCGCACCTGCTAATTCTCTAGTAGTAGATATTAACTCATTCATTACCTTTTCGACATCTGCACTCATCTGTGCTGGTTGAAGAACTCCAATTGCTTTTTTAACATCATCTACAGTTTGGCCATTAACTTTAATAGTGCCTCCGACTTTGTCTATTGCATTAGGGTTTTGAACTTTAGATACATCAACAATCTTTTGTGGATAAGCAGTAGTTTTGGCAGATATTAATCTTCTCATTATGGTTTTGTTAATCTCTAACTGATTAGGTATTAAATATCTAACCTCACCTTCTCCTCTAGCATATCCCTCTTTTTCTTCCCAAAGCATATGCTCTAACGGATAAAGGGTTAGTCCAGTGTCCTTGTCTTCTCTAATATCACAATATCTTGTTGCTTGACTAAAATGGACTGTACCATTTTCTTTATATAGCTTAGTGATGATAGTCACCATATCATCTTTTTCTTCTCTAGAATCTTCTCCAGCCTCTTCAAAAGTATCATTATCACCAACTATATACTTTAATTTGTCCTCTGATATTTTTGATAATTTAGCCATTTCAATAGTATTAATAACTGGTTTTCTATGTTTGATTAAAATATATGGTTGGTTTTGTATGTCCGAATCATTTTCATTGCCATAATACACATCGTTTTTTGACAATATTTCAACTATTGGCAAATTTGTTTCTTCATCATAATCTACATAAATAGGACATTCATCATTAATAGCAGAATGTTTACTTATGGCTCTGGTCTTATAGTCCATATTGTTTTTTTCCCATGTTTTAGCAGCTAATTTATTAAGAAGTTCGCAAGTTTTATTTGCCACTTCTTTAAACTCTTTATTCTCAAAGTTTTCTGCACTATATACAGCCATAAACTCATTCTCGTTTATAACACATATTTTATATTTAACTATAGGTTTAATTATATTTAACTGGATAGGCTCTATTCCACTAATCTTTAATCCAGCCCACTGATTGCCATTGTACATTCTATAATTCTTATCAGTATCTGAATATAGATTCTTTAGTCGATTATAGTTTCTACCTTTTTCATATAATTCCCATATATCAGTTTCTTTTAATTCATTTAAATCCATCTTGACACCTCCTAACTAGGTATATCTTTCTGTCCTAGTCCTGTTCCATCATAGTTATCAATATTAGCCATCATAGTATCATAGGCGTCTTGTTTCTTCTTTTGTTCAAAAGTTTCTATTTCATTTCTAACTATCTTAACAGGATTAATTTCTGGTATTTTTATTTCTTCTTCGTTCTTTAACTTTTGACCATTTTTAAGTCCTAAAGTATAAGATAAAATTATAAAAATACCAAATAAAAAAAGTAATGCTATTGTTTCCATTACTTATCACCTTTTTTTGTTTTCTTTTTAGGTTTAGTTTCTTCTAATACTTCCTCTATCGCTTCAGTTATTATCTTATTAGTTTCTTTCTCTCCAATTAATTCATTGCAAGTTTCTCTTAACTTTCTTAACATTTTCTTTTTCATTATACAATCACTATCTCCTCTCCATAATCAGCCTCTAGTGGCTCTTCTGACTTGAAATTGAATGCTTGGCTTACTTCTATCGGCTCAACATCAAATATTACTTGTGTCCTTGAATAATAGGCTATAGCAAGCCCCATAACCAAATCATCATGGGCTCCTTGTTGTGCTTCTGGCCTTCCTTTTTCATTTCTGACAAAAGTTAGCATCTCTTCAAGTGTTAATTTATCATTTATTAGTTCAACAGATTCACGAACTATTTTAACTAGTTCTGCTATTATAACAGGTCTTGTTAATGAAGTGGTCTTAAAGCCATAAGACTTGTCCATTATACCTGTATATCTATCTTCTTTCTCCCTTACGAACATATTAGGATAACCAAGCCTTACTAGTTCTTTATTAGGAAAACTGCTAAAGTTACTTTCAATGCACATAAGAGCAGGTGTTACTACACCAGTTTTTAAGTTTTTATTAGCATAATACCAACCTAAACAATACATTTGCCTTACATATAGATCCTCATCCATTTGATGTCTTAGCCTTGCAACTTGTTTGCCAGTTTTTGCATTAAGTACATGCCCAGTAAACCAGTCAGAGCCATCACCAGCAGTATCACCACCTATGCAATATTTGTATAGGTTAGGCAATTCATATAGTTCTATATAACCATTTTCATCATTTACCCATTTTACATCAGTAATCTTTTTTCCAGCAGGCATTGTATCATCATATTTATATTCAAAATAACCAGTCTTAATAGGTCTAGTTATTTCTTGCAATCTTCTACTTACTGCTCTCGCATCAAATACAGTCTTTCCTAGAACACCCCATTGACCTAAGCAGTACACATTATAATAATACTCATCAGTATACTTATAACTTTCTAGTAACTTCTTATAATCTTCATCTAAGAACTTATTATCCTTATATGTTGTATGTACTATAGTTAAATTATCTCTTGGTACATCAAAGAACTTCTTTTTTAGCCAATGATTAATATCAATCGGATTAAAAGATATAACTATTTGCTTTTTAGTTCCTTTTCCTCTTAATCTGACATCTAATTGATTGAAATCACTTTCTAGTATTTCAGAAGCTTCTTCTATCCATATATCAGTAAGTTCACCTTTGCTAAAAGTAACTGATTTTAACTTTTCAACATCATCTAGTCCACTAAATATTATTTCATTGCCATTAAGTAAACACTTTATTCTTAGATCACTTTCATTTATTTTGAAGTGCATACCTAAATGCCATTTATTAATAACCTGCTTGAACAAAGCAAATGTACTATCTCTATTACTCTTACCAGTAGCACGAACTGTTAATAAGTTCATTAATTTTGAATTAAGTATTTTATATATGTATCTTTCAACAACGAAGAAGGACTTACCACTACCAGCACCACCATAAAATATCAAATATCTGCTTATATTATCTAAATAAGGTATATATACACTATTAAATACCTTTTTTGATATTGATATTTTAATTTCTCTAGTCATCTAATTCAACTCTTATATTAAAATCTAAATCAGCTTCAACCTTTGTTGTATATTCTCCACTCATTTTATTAAGTGTATCCAAAGCTTTAAGTCTAGTGTCTAATTTTGTAGGGCATTTTATTGTATTTACTTTATCTTCATTAATATCAGTCATTAATGGTACATCTTCTAATATTTCACCATTTACAACTTTTGATAACCATATCATTCGTTCTTTAGCACTCATAATAGCCTTATCTTCTAATTCTTTCAATAGTTCCTTATACCTTTCCTGAACCTTTGCAGAATTAAATAAAGTACTTGCATGCTCATCTATTGCTTTATCGCTGTATTTAGATTTATAAACATCTTTATAAGCTTGCCTTTGACTCATACCCTTAATTATGTTTTGAATAAATTTTTCTTGTCTCATATTTAAAGCCATCTTCATCACTTCCTATTTTTATACAAGTTTGCCTTCTTGTTTTTCTTTTTACCCCTTTTTGGTGTTTCTTCTTTACAAAACAAATAATCACTACAAGTTTTGCAAGTATTATTCTTCATACACTTTTTATAGTTCATACTAATCAACCCTTTTTTACATAATAAAAAGACACTAGTGTATCCATATTCTGATTACATACTAAATGAAAAAGATAAATATCATTTAATAGAGTAAAGGAGGTATGTAATCTCGTATTAGTAAGTACTATACTAATAATATAAAGGTATTTATAGGTGTTTTGTTGGCCATACTCAACCTAACTCTCTTGAAAGTAACCACTAATCTTGTACTTTGATTTTTATAGTGATATTAAAAGCAAATTAACCTTAACTTTCAACCCGCGCTTTTTATATATTATCAGTATACTACCTACTAATAGGTAGTGTGAGGTATAATATGTGAACTATATATTATCACAATATCATTGTATACCTAGATTTGTCCGATTTTGTCCGAACTTTCATTTTTATATAATTTTTTCTTCATTTCTGAAATATAATCATATACTTGTGTTTTACTATAACCAACTAATTTATGAAATTTATACACAGATCTATGCTCTATCCATCTATAAATGTATATTTTGTCATATACATCCCCTTCTTCTTTCATTTTGATTAACTTCTTCTTAAGCTCATAATTTAGCATATCTCGTGTATTTCTACTTTGGTTAATCAATTTATCAACTTCATCTATTTCACTCGTGTAGTTAATTAAATTAGTGTCTGGTGAAGTATTTATGGTTACCATAACTTCTTTAGGCTTTACCGCTCCTGGCATTACAGATAATATTAATTCGCTTTTCTTTTCTAATGCTTCGTTATAGTTTCTCTCTGCTTTTTTGAATTGCTTTAACAGCTCATTGTATTCTATATACATTTACTTCCCCTTTCCATAACCTTATTCCCCTGATATTGTTAATCATTTCTAATCATATTTCTTTTTAATAAGCATACAGCTTGTTTTAATTCACAATCATGAGTTAATTGTTTATAATATTTTTCACTAGTTTCTACTATTCCTATTATCTTTACTAGATCATAATCATTTTTATTTCCTACTATTGCATAATCTCCTACTACTGGTTTCAATTGCATATGAGATATATCCCAGTAAAATATAGCACCATTGTTTAATTTTCCTAATATTAACTTCATTATTTACCTCCTATTATTTCTTTATATTTTTGTAAAATTTCTATAAGAATTATTCTTCTTATATATGCTTTTTGTGAAGATGACTTTAAATCCTCTTTCTCATCTTCATATATTAAGAAATATAATTTTTCTTGATTTTCTGCTATTGCTGTTTCTTGTTGTTGTATTTTATCTTCTAGCCATTTTATAAACTCCTTTTGTTGATTTAACAATATGGTTTCTCTATCTTGAACTTCTTTTCTGTGTCCACTTGCTATATCTCTACATAAGGTTATATCTTAAAGTTGCTCTTCTAATTCATAAATTTTTTTATTCAACTCAAAGCATCTATTTTTGTATTTAATACTTCTTTCCTGTACTTTTCTTAAGCCTTTGTTTACTGCTTCAACTTCTTCTTTTAGTTGTTGATTTTTAATTGATAGATTAATAATTAAATTGTAAAGTATTATCGCATAGTGTAAATCTTCACCATCTAAACTATAATTTCTAGTCTTTTTTTCTAATAATTTAATTGCTCTATACTCTTCACTATTTTCTTTATAAATTATTTTTCTTTCCATCGTTTTCCTCCAATTCTTCATCTATGTCTCTTATTTGTTTAGCAAAATATTCAGTATAAAAACTATCTTTAAATTGTTTGGCAAGTTTATATCTTTCTAAAAAAGATTGTCTTATCTTTAATAGTTCTCTTCTTCTATGTGGCTCCACTATTTGTCTATCTTTTCCATAAACTCTTCTAATGTTAATTCCTCACCAGTGACTTCTTTTGTTGCCTGTTTTTGATTCTCGAATGTGAATCTATTTTCAGGTCTTTGGAGATATTCTTTATCACTAAATGTATTTATAATAATTTCACTTCCGTATTTAAGTAATAATTCTTTCATTTCATTTTCACAATTATCAGCAATATCTCTTATTTTCATATCTTTTTCTAATTGATATACATTATTATTTGTATATGCCATTGGCATTTTGCCTATAAACTCTTCTTTAGTCATTTTAATCCTCCTTATTCCAACCTTGCTATCTAATTTCAAATTCTAGGTCTTTTAGTGTTGGGGTAACAAAACATATTATTCCAAATATTCTATTTGCTACTAAGTATCCATCATTTATAAATATCGATTCATATTGACCCATTAAATTATTATTTAAACTTAATAACTTTTGCAATTCATTTGATATAATTATAAATGTTGGCATAGTTCTATATATTTTCCTATAAATTTCGATTTGGTCATTTATTTTTCCAAGTATTTTATTAATTTCATCCACTTGATATTCTTTTTTAACAATATTAAAATTGTTCTTTCTTTCTTTAGCAGTCATTATTTATCATCTACCTTTTCTACTAAACCATCTTTTATTAAGTCATATAATATATTAAAATTGGAAATTATCATTGAATATTCTTTTGGTTCAATATAAATATATTTTGGCTTATAGTCATAACCTTTTGTAATCCATACAAATAATTCATAATCAACACAATTTTTATAATAATAACTTTTTTCAGGTTCTTTTTTAAACCCATACTTTTCTAATTGTTTTAAATCAACATTATCTTTAATTTTTAACATTATTGTTTCTCCCTTTTGTTATATTTCCATTTGTTTATTTCAACCCCCATAGCATTTGCCATCATTAAGAAGGCTTGCTTTTCTTCTTCACTTCTAAATCCAACTAATACACTTGGTGGAGTAGGGAGTGGTTCATGTGTTGGTCTCCATATATGTAGGCAATGTTTGTGATTGTTTACATAATCTTCTTCTCTTGGATGATATTCAACACAAGCCTCATCTTTTTTCCAAAATATATCTTTCATAATACACATCTGTTCCCAAGTAGGAGTTCTATTTGGCATACTAACTGATAAATGTTCCCAACCCATTTGACAACTAAAAATAAAGTTTAACCATTTGCCAGTATATTTATCATAATATTTACCACCCATTCCATCATTTTCTGCTTCTGCTTCTATGAACAAGTTAGGTGTCTTTCTAATTTCTTCTATATTTCTCATTTTTATCTCCTTACCACTTATATTGAATCATAAGAATTAATGATACTAACAACATTGCTCCTGCTATAATAAAGAACATTATTATTAAAAACTCTATCGTTGTTTGCATTAATATATCTCTTTTTATTTTTCTTATTTGTAATTCTTCTTTGTTTAATCTTTTTCTCTTTTTAATTTGTGGGAACTTTTTTTGCATTTTTTTTATTTCTTTTTCAGTTAATTCATTTGGTTTCATATTTTTCTAATCCTTTCCGGTCTACTATTTTTATCCATAGATCCATTTCCTAAAGTACATCCATACTTTTTTATTTGGTAGTTTTCTATTGCTACAACTAGCTTGTCCAAATACTTAAAATCACCATGTAATTTCTTAAACTTTGCTCTAAACATACTTGAATTAATCATTGATTTATCTTTATAAAGGTTGAAATAAAACTGTAACTTAAATTCACTTTCATTCATAATCACACCTATCAATGAAAATCACTTTCACTAACACCAAAATATCCATATGGATATCTTTCAATGTCATCACAAACTTCTTTTTGAAATTCTTGTAATTCTTTAATTTTTTTATTTTTCTTCTTAATTTCCTCTTTTAGTTCTTCTATTTCTTCCTTTAATTTCTCTATTGTATCTAAAGATTTTTCATCACTAATATTTTTCACTATATCAACCTCACTTTTAAAATCTTATTTCTTCACTACTTAACAACTCTACTATTTTTGAACCTGCATTTTCTTTAGTAGTGAATACAAATTCAACATTATATCTTTCAGCCATAGTGTTCATTATTTTCATCAATGTTTCACCTTTAACTTTTGTTCTTTTAGAACTCCAAGTAGCCACTTCATTAATTTCTTTTATTTTTTGTTCCTTAATAAGAAATATAAATCTTTCGCATCCTATTTCTCTAGCTCTTGCTATTTCTCTTTTAACTCTTTCATGTTCCTTTAAGCTAGTAAGATTGCCACTCATTTCTAGTAAATCTTTCTTTAAGTCAATAATCACTTTTGTGCTATTAACCAACTTAACATCACCTGAATAAAGTTTATTACGAATCCACTTTATATTTTGATTATCTAAATACTCAGTTACATATTCATCTTTTTGATTACGAGTATCCATTTCAATTATCATTGTTTTTTTCACCTCTTTGCTATTTTTCTTTATCATATTCATTTTTTATCTCCTCTATCTTTTTAAACCAAATATCTAAACCTTCATTTTTTTCATTTAATTCTACAATAGTTTGTAATATTTGTTCTTTCATTTTATTTTCTAATATCTTTTTATGATTTTCTTTGTTATATTCAAGCAAAGCCTCTTGATATAATCTAAAACAACTTGGTGATGGTTCAAAATCAATTAATTTATCAAAAACATCTATAATTTTATGTCTGTCACTTGGTCTTATTTTATTTGCCATTAATACTAAATCTAAACATCCAAACCTTTCATAAAAGTTTTGAAAAAACTTGAATTGCTTTGGATAATCATTAAAATCAGTTTCATCAACAATTAATTTATTCATAAGTTCAGGCTTTTGTAATAGACAACTTAATATTGATTCTTCTAAACTAACTACCTTTCTACCAACTAACTTACTAGGATTTTCATACTCCCATTCAATTGATTCTATATCTAAATTAATCATTTTTATTCCTTTCTTTTTTTATAATAATATATATTTATATATTAATTCTCACATATTCTTACATTTTCTTACATTTTATCTCACATATTGATATTTAATAAAAACATTTATTTAAATATGTTTTTTCATTTAATCTCACATTTCTCACATCTTTTTATTATAAGTAATATATATTAAACTTTTTTGTATTAAATAATTTAATATACTTATATATAACTCTATGTACTAAAAATTATGTGAGAATGTGAGACTGCTTTATTTTATAAGGGTTTACAAACTTTTTTTGATGTGAGAAAAAATACATTTTGTGCTATTTTTATACCTCTATTTTGTTTATATGTACATAATATGCTTTTTTTAAATCTCCAAATTTTGTATAAGTGGCATATCTTCCCTGAGAATTTTTTTCAAGTATTCCATTTTTTTCCCAATCTTTTTTTATACTGTCAAACTCAAATTGACCATTTTTAAGTCTTTCAACAAGTTTTCCTTTATTAACTTCATAATAGTAATCAGCAGATCGACCCCAACATTCTGTATATGATGTATCAAAATGATTATCATTTGCTGTAAAATCATTAATAATATATCGATAAGCCTTTCTCCAAGTTTCAGTTTCTTGTTTAGAATTAATACTTTCTTTAATATCATCAATAGTTAAATTATCTTCATTAGGAAATAAACATTCCTGACTTAATTCATTTGCAACCAATAATGTTGCTATACAAACCGCTTGCTTTGCTGTAGCAGAATAATCATTACATAATTTTTCAACATACTTTTGTACTCTTTCATTGATTACTTTAAATCCAACTTTAGTAATATATTCAATATATATCTTTCCAGCGAAGCCAAAGTTTTCTTTTATTATTCCAACAATTTTATTTCCTTCGTTTGATTCAACAACAACACCATCACATTCTACATCAACAATTCTGTTGAAAACTTGTTCCCCATAATTTTCTTTAGTAACTTTCTCATTATTCGTAAATAAAAAAGTATTATTCCAATAACATTCTTCTTCTGATTTTCTATCAATATTTAATCTTCCTTTATCCTTACCATTTGCAAGTGTCATTACTAGTTCATCCAAATTACTACTTCTAACCTTTTGAAACTCATCACAATACATAGTTATATTTTTTAAAAAACTAGCAACTTTCATATAGTAATTTAAAGTACTATCAGAACTAAACTGTAACCCTTTAGTCGATGGATCTCCCCAACAACTCATTGCAATCATACAGCCAACAGTTTTACCATTGCCACTCTTTGAACTCCACAGATTCACTATATAAGGCATTACATTTAGTTTTTCCAATAAAGGACTAGCAAAAGTTGTTGCCATCGCTAGTTTTACATATTTATTCTTTCTAGTTTCTTTTACAATTTCTAGCCATTTATTGTATTCACCTTGCTCTCTTATTGAATTAAATATCTGTTTAAAATCATCAGCATTATCTAATATATTCAAATTATTATAAGGGGCAAAATCATTGCCATTCCAACCAAGAGAGGAAAAACACTCTCCTGTCGGAATAATATTAATATTTTCATTTTTTAATTCAGTAAAATACTTTACCATTTCCCTAGCATTTTCAGAATCAACACTGACTTTATAATCGTTAAGTCGTAAAATCCTACTATTCGAAGTTAAACATTTATTATCTACAACAAAGGTTTCCCATTTTTTCGTTCTGATATTATAAACAGCCAATCTAACCTTTTCATTTTTAGTTTCCTTATTTGTAAGAATCTCACAAATAATGACTGGTGTATAACATACTTTTTCACCTTTTTTAAAAATTCCCTTATTATTACAGGTAAAACTATTCAAGTGTAATCCATTAAGTGGTATATCTTTTATGACAATTTCATTATCAAACGATACTTTATTTGCTAATTCCTTTTCATAAACTTTTAACATTCGACTGAATTCTCTTTGACATTTAAGTTCTTTTGCTTTTTCAGTTAATTCTATTACTTTTCTTGCTCTCTCTATTTCGCTTGAGATAGAAAATATTTCAATGAATGTTGCATTATCTAATAAATGTTCTTTTGTCATAAGAATTACCTCCTACAATTCAATTCCACTTTTATCTAAAAAATCATCTATCTCCTTATCCGTTAATTGTCTTGAATTAGAAGTATTCTTATTTTTTTGATATTCTTCATATTCAACCATTTCCCCACTTATTAATTTAACTTTTGGTATTTTTACCTCACTTAATTTATCTAAACTTCTAAAATTGGTAAGTTTAGTAGTTGTTTTAATTTCCTTTTTATCATTTTCGTATTCTTCTAATCCAAATACTCCAACAATTTTTAAACCTTTAAACTTTTCATAATTTAATTCTTTGCCAGGTTCAGCCAATTTAACATTATTAGATTTTTCAACTGCTGTAATAAAGCCCTTTAAGTAAGCAGTTTGCTCTTCTTTCAAAGATAAATATCTTACAGCTCCACTTGGCCATTTCCTTTCAGATAATGTATTATTTTCATATTGCTTTTTAAAATAGCCATCGAACTCACCTTTTTCATCTATATCAACAGATACCTTAAGTGATGTATTACCAGTTAATTCACTTGTATACTCTCTTACATCAAGTATCTTACAAATATGTCCTCCTAAAGTTAAACTTGTAAAATCCCCTACTTCTTTTGCTTCAATTTCATTCCAGTTATTTGGTATTATCATTATAATTCAATCTCCTTTACTTCTTTATTTTCAATCTTTTGTTCTTGTTCTACTTTATTTTCTTTAATCATCAATTGATAAGTTATTTTACCTTTTTCAGTATATTTATCAGTTAACTCTTTTTCTTTCTTTTTAAATGTAGTAATATCAAAACTAACTTTTGTTTTTAAATATTTATTATAAACTTCTTCATTTTCTTCTTTAAGTTTATCTTCATTAAACTTATCATTGCTTTTTATAACTAAACTATATAAAGCCTTATCAGTTCTATAATTTTTAGTTTCGGTTTTTTTTAATTCTTCAATTAATTGATTTTTTAATTCATTTTTTTGATTTTCTAAATTATTTATTAATAGTTCTACATCATTTAATTTATTTATAATATCATTCATTATTTGTTTCCTCACTTTCTTTTTTATCTAAATCATAATAATCTCTAACTATTTCATCGACTTTCTTTAAATCGTTTTCTATCTCTTCAACATCAAACATACCAATTGGTGTCTTAACACAGTCTTGACCATTTGTTTTAAGTTTAAATACATAATTTCCATTTTCAAACATACTTCTAATACATACAGTAAACATTCCTTGCACATTTACTTTATCATCCAATAGTTTGCCTATTGTTTTAGGTTTTACATTTCCATCATCATCACAATCTTCGTGCATTATAAGGTAAACTGTTTTGCCACCATCGATAGCCTTAATTCCTTGTATAAGATTCCAAAAGTTATTGGCTAACTCATTATACTTATCAAAACCTTTTATACTTGATTTAGCCATAAACTCATTTGTAATAAGATAGTTAGCATCATCTATTACAATTGTCTTTTTATCAGTTTTTGTAATAGCTGCTAAAATAGTTTTATAATCATCACATTTAGGTGCCTTTAAATCATTTTTAAATGGTAATGGTTTACCCAAAACATTTACTATTGCTATTTCTTCTTTCTTAAAATTTCTCATTGAAGCAGATTTTCCACTTCCACTTTTACCAATTAATAGTACTGGTACACTATTCATATTTTTCACTCTCCTATTTTCATATATTTCAATAACTTCTTTACGAAGTTCTAGAGGCTCAATAACCTCATAGTTATCTTTGTTACAATCAAAATAAATTAGTAACTTGTCCTTTACTTTTATTCCTGTCATATACTCAATTTTATAAGCATAAGCATTCAATTGAAGTGAGTAATGTATATAATTACAATCTTCATATTTTTGTAAAGGAACTTTCATTTTTTTATGTCCGAAACTTTCATAATCAATTTTTTTATTACTCTTAAAATCAATTACTAAAAGTTCATTTGTAAACTTATTCATAAGTAACATATCCGTAGCACCACATTCATCATAATCAGGCACTCCAAGATATATTTCACAGCCTATTAATTCATACATATCTTTATAATCATTGTAGAAATTAATGGCTTGCCTACTCATATTGCATAATTCTTCTTGTAATCTTCTTTTGTTAATAACATCAGGTAAATTATCATATTTGAATATATAATCTTTGCCTTCCCACAGGCTTTGTGCAAACTCATGAATCATTGATCCTTTGATGGTACTATGCAAGTTTTCAATTTTCCACTCTTTCAGTACATCTATTTGACTAACTCCTCTTTTACGAGCTACATTAGCTGACATTTCCCATTTATCAAATTCATTTGAATATTGGTGTATAAGACCTGTGGTACTAATAGTCACTCTATTTCCTTTATAGAAATAAGTGTGAGTGCTATCAAAAAACTCATAATCTTTAAATGTATCTAATATCGTATTTTTTATTTTCATTTTTCCATTTGATTTTTACTATAAAAAGTGTTATACTTTAATAGTAAATAATTGATACAAATTATTTATCTGTGTGTTTAACAGTTCCAGTGTTAGACACATTTTTTATTTGATAAAAGATATTTAAAGATATATACATAGATAATACAAATGTTAAAAAACCATAAAGAGTAAATTGTGTTAAAGTCTTTGATATTAAAGGATAAATTAGTAACATATACATATCATGAATAATAACACCAAGACAAAATATTAATATAACAAGTTTCAAAACATTTTTATAATTGACTTTCGTTTTCATATTTTACTATCCTTTCTTCCCCAATATAATTTTTTAGTAACTCATATGATATATGATAAGTCCACTCTGATGACATTTTTACAGCGCTTCCGATTGGTAGTCGTTGTTGCTGCAATCCTATTCTTACATATTGTTGAGTCTTACCTAGTAAGTCAGCAACTATTGGTATAGGAATAGTTTTCATTTCTTTTAATTTTTCCATACACTTCTCCTTTTTTTGTCTTTGGTTGGATTTTTACTCTTGAAATAATTCTTCAACACGATATTTTTTAGAAGTCTTTTTTCTTATAAGTTCTATTAAAATTTTTGCTTCTTTTACAGTAAAATCACTTTTATTATTCAACTTTTGATTTACTGTACTTAAAGATCGTATTCCTAATTCGTTAGCAATATCTAATTGAGTTATATTTGCTTCTTTTAAAACATCTTTTAATTGAACCATTTAATCTCACCTCCTATTATATACGATTTTTCGTATGTAGTCTTTAAAAAAAATATTTAATTTTCTGACTACAATATGATTATATACGATTTTTCATATATTGTCAATATGCTTTTTAGTATTTTAAAAAAAATATTTGATTTTTCGTATTTTATATATTATAATATATATGTAAGGAGGGAAACTATGTTAGAAGAAAAAATAAAAGAAATGATAATCGAAAAGTATGGTTCAGTAAGACAATTTTCTATTAAAATTAATATTCCTTATACCACCGTAGATAGTATATTAAAAAGAGGTATAGATAATTCAAATGTAGAAAATATTATTAGAATATGCAATTCTTTAAATATATCAATAGATGATCTATTAAATAAAAGAAAAATAGCATCTATTGAAGAATCAAAAAAAGAGTTCACTTTTGGTAGTGAAGTCGAAAATACTTTGAATAAAATAAGTAATGAATTTAATTTACCAATAGAAATTGTAGAAGATATATTTTTAAATATTAAAACTGATGATAATAAAGAGTTAACCTATAATAATATTAAACAACATATACAAAATTGGATTAAAAACAATCCTAAAAAAAAGACTATGTTAAACATTTCAAAAAAAGAATGGAAAGAACTTAGTAATGATTTAAAAAATCAAGAAAACATTTTAAATAAAGTATCTGAAAATATATATTCACTATTAAAATTAGATTTTGAATATCAACCTAATACAGAAGCAGAAATGGATTTTGATTTAAATAGTTACTCAAATATAAAAAAATTATATGATACATTAATTTCCTTAAACTTAATAAAAAAAGGAAGGCTTTTAAAAGAAAATGAACTTGACAATATTAATGATTTTATTAATAATAATTCAAATATGCTAAAACAAATATTAGATAATAATTATAAAGAATATTTAAAAGAATGGAATAATTTTACAAATTCACCTTTATATGAAAAATATATATCAGAAATAGAAAGTTGATAGATTATGGAAAAATTAAAAGATATTTTAAATGGAATTATTATACTAGCATATATTTTTTTAATAGGAGCATTAATAGTAAACAATGATCATTTTATATTTAAAGAAAATTGGTTATTAATATTAAATATCATTTTATTATGTATAGGATTTTATTATTATATAAAATATCAAAATTCAAATAAATAAAAAAAGAGCCAGTGCTACCAACACCGACTCAAACACTATAAAAAGTGTATGTAAAATTAAATTAGTCCAACCAAAGACAATTCTTTTTTACATACTCCAATTATAGCAAATAAATAAACAAAATGCAATAAGGAGTGATAAAAAATGAAAAGAAAAAAAATGAAATTACCAAATGGATTTGGATCAATAGTCTATTTAGGTGAAAATAGAAGGAAACCGTGGGGTGCTTTAAAAACAATAGGCTGGGACAATGAGGGAAAACAAATAAAAAAATATATAGCATATGAAGAGACTTATAACAAAGCCTATCAAAAGCTACTAGAATATAACAATGTACCATTTAACATAGAAAATAAAAATATAACATTAGGAGAAGTATTCGATAAATTAGAACCAAAATTAAAAGAAATGTACTTAAATAATAAAATGTCAAAAAGTAATTATAAGAATATGCTTTCTGTTTACAACAATCATTTAATAAAACTTAAAAATCAAAAAATACTGGAACTCAAAAAGAAAGATGTTCAAAATATTATAAATAATTCAGGATTAAAACATACTGGTAGAGGATACATAAAAAATACATTTCAAAGAATAATTGACTATTCAATTGATGAATTGGAACTAAATATCAATAAAGCAATATGCGAATTAGAAGTAGGAAAAAAGGAAAAATCAAACAAGCATATTCCATTTAGCAAAACAGAAATCGAAATAATCAAAGAAAAGGCCATTTTTAGTCCCATAGCAGAACTAATTGTAATTTACCTATTTACAGGACTACGGCCAAGTGAATTGCTCAATATAGAGCAAAAAAATGTATTTATAGAAGATAATTATATGATTGGTGGAGAAAAAACAGAAGCAGGTAGAAACAGAATAATACCAATCCATTCAAAAATTAAACCATTAATTGAAAAAATATATAATAAAAACAAAGGACAAAAATATTTAATTATAAATGAAAGTACCAATAAAAAAATGACATATGACACATATAAAAAAAGATTTGAACAATTTATGGAAGAAAACAAAATGAAACATACTGCTTACGACACAAGACATACTTTTGCAACAGAGTGTTCTTCCGTAGGAATACCTGATGTAATTATTAAAAGATTATTAGGCCATAGTTTATCAAATGATGTTACCAACAATGTTTATATTCACAAAACTATAGAAGAGTTAAAAAAAGAAATTGAAAAAATTAAATATTAGGAATTAAAAGTTTGTGTATGCTACTTGTATGCTACTTGTATGCTACCGTTGTTATAATCAGACAATTCCACAAGAATTACAAAAATATATCAAAAACAAGTAAAATAAAACAAACCCTTATATTTAAAGGGTTTGTTAATTATCTAAATGGCGGCCAATGTAGGGCTCGAACCTACGACCTATCGGTTAACAGCCATATAGCAAGTGCATAATTTAAAGGAATTACAAACGATTTGTATGCTACCAGTATGCTACGGTTATTAACAACACACAATTTTATACAAACTTTTTTCCTATAGAATAGGAGAAATTAATAATGAAGAACTATTGTATAAACTTAAAGAAAAGAAAGAATAAACCATATTGTAAATTACTAAATAAAGAAATAACATTTTCCCTTTGTAGGGAATGTGATAATAAAGAATATAAGAAAATCTCTGCAGACCTTTGCAAAAAAAAACAGTGTTCTGCAGAGATAAAACGAAAAAAGTCCACTTCTGACAAAAAAAGTCTGGTTACAAGCGGACAACAAAAATCAAATAACAATCAAATAAGAAAACATTCACAAACATTGGCAAAAAAACAACAAAAGCCAGCAAAAATGAAAAACAAATCAAATAAACTAGCGAGTTTAGAAAGAAATAGAAAATCTATCTTTACTGAAGATTTAGAGCACTGCTATTTATGTGGTAAAAAGAAAAACGACCTTCACGAAGTTTTCGGAGGTCGCAATAGAATTAACTCCATCAAATATAATTTCATCTTACCATTATGCAGAGAATGCCATTCTAGCAATCAAAATAATCCCATATTTAATGATTATTGGCACAAGCAAGGACAATTATACTGGGAAGAAAATATTGGCTCTAGAGAAGAGTTTATTAAGGCATTTAGAAAAAATTATTTAAGATAATGAGAATAATCATTGAAATCAGACTGATTTAAACAAGAATTTTTTGGTCTGTTTTTCTGTTTTTTAACTTTTGAAAAATAATTATTAATCTCATCAACATTAGTCTCTATGCTCTGTTTATTTAAAGCATCAATCTCATCATTAAAATGCTTTCTGCAAAGATGTTTTTCTCTACCATCGAAAGAATAATATACAGCAGAATTATTTTTACAATTTTCATAAGAGCAATGAGTTAAGTCATTCTCAATTTTAAAAGTTACTTTCACATTATCACCTTCTTTCCATTTAATTGTTTATCCTAACATAAATTAATTATAAAGTAAATAAAAAAAACTATAGGTTAACTACTCTGTTAATATCTATAGCTTTTCTTTTTGGCATGCTATTGGTTTGAAACCATGCTCTTTTATTCCTCATATTATATTTAATAATTAAAATATTATCTTTTCTTCTTGTTAATCTATAAATAATATCTTTATCATTTATTCTTTTTTCAACCATATTATCCCCTCGTTTGGCTAGATATTATAGCATAAATTGGTGGAAAATGCAAATTATGGCCACAAAAAAAGAGGTAGCGACATTAATGTCGTTACCAATTTTAATATAATCTTACATTATCCCAATTTGTAGTTCCATTTTGAAAATTAAGATTAACTTGCTTTTGAACCTCATCATAGTTAGAACCTAGTGAATTTCTTCTATCTTCACCATTACCAAAGTCTCCTCTAATAGTTTTTCTAACTAAATCTAGGATATCTATACTTGGTTTTGGTGCAGGTGCTAATATTTCATTAACTCTAGCTTGCACTTCTGCGTATCTATCACCTAAGGCATTCTTTCTATCACCGCCATTGCCATATTTGCCCGCTATAACTTCTTGTGCTAACTCTTCAACTGACTTTGTAGGTACAGATTGTGAATTAGGTAAATCTGAATTTAAGTACTCTGTAGGATTAATTCTTACATCATCAGGTGTTCTAACTTCAAAATGTAAGTGTCCTCCATAACTCATACCAGTATTACCCATATAGCCTAATACTTGTCCTCTAGAGACTCTTTGGCCTACTGATACTCTAACTGTATTATAAGCCATATGACCATATAGTGTATAATAACCATTATCGTGTTTTATCTTAACATAATTTCCATAACTTCCATTTTCAAAGCCATTGCAATTATTTCTACAACCTACTACTACCCCATCACTATGAGCAACAATATTGCCTAATGTATAATTTTGATTTACCACATCTATTCCATTGTGTACCCCAGGTTTATATTCTTGTGTAACTTCTAATAAACCACTTTCTAAAACTCTATTTTTTAAACTCATTATATTTCCTCCTCATATATTTCTGCTTTCATTTCTTCCTCTTTAATTGGTTTCATTACTAAATCTTCGCTATTCATTACTATCACTCTCCTTAACTTCTTTTGCTTTTCTTGTGAAAAAATATGTAAACACTGCTGTACACAAATTAGTAAACAATAAGAATACTGTTTCAAATATACTTTCTGATTTAAATACTGCTATAAATAGTAATATTACTAAAGCAGTAGCAAATAATACAGTTACGTAACTCTTCACATCACTTAATCCTTTTTTCATTAATTATCACCTCTTTCTAATAATTTATTACAAAACTTTTTTGTTTCAGAATTATAACCTAATACTAGATAACTATCACAACTTTCTAGTCTATCGTGCATTGGAATATTTTCATTCCAAATAGTATTTCTCAATGTTGACTTTTGGATCACTTTCATATTTTCACTAAATTTGTAATATACACCAAAAGCAGACCATAGAAATACTACTACAGCTATAACCCATCCTCCCCAAGTAATTGCCAATTTTACTTTTTTAGTTATTTTATCCATACTTTTAATTCCTTTCTTTTTAATCTGTCGTTTTTGTATAATTCAAAATTACAATTTTCTGCCATAAAGTATTCCAACCGGATTTTACAAAAAAATTAACATTTGTTTTGTCTACCATTATGCTCAAGTCATCAGTTGCAGTATTGCTATTATACAAAGTAACAGGTATTGTATAAGTTCTGCGTTCACTTTTACTATAAGCAAAAGCGTGCCTAACAAAAATAACATCAACACTAGAGATATTATGAGAAAAAGAATTACTTTCGTACGATTGTGAGATTGTATTATCAAAACTCATTACCTTTTGATATAAAGGTTTCCCATCTATCCATCTCCCAATTATCATTTCATTTGTGGAATATATATTACTATATCCACTATTCAAAAATACATCCAATGTCTTTGTTTTACTATTGCTATCTTTTATTGCTATATCATTAGCACTAATTTTTTTATTTAATCCAAACAAATTACTTAATACTTTCATAATTTTATTTACTAACATATCTAATCTCTCTCTATTTTATTTATAACCAACAACCTTGTATATTTTTATATAACTTATTGTATATTTATCGTGTGTAACTAAATCTACCAAACCGCATTTTCTAATTGACACACTTCTATTATTTACATCAACAGTAGTCATCATTTGTTGAGCACTAGTACCATCATATATTCCTAATATCAAGTTTGCACTTTGTTGGTATTCATAAAAAAGTTTTACACTGCTGTTTCCGAAATTACCGTTTTTACCATAACCGAAAAATATTTCTAAATATTCATAGTTAGAAGCACTGTCAGTTAATGTAAAGTTGGCATTTGTTCCATCTGAATTATCATACAAGGTAGTCTTTTTTAGATAATTGTCAAGACTCATACTTTTATTATTTAAATTCTTAATTGCTATGTCATTTGCAGATATTTTTGTATTATTTCCAAACAAATTTTTTAATACTTTCATCAAAGTTCGCATTATTCAGTCCTAATCCATATATAGCAAGTTATATATGGCTGTAAATTGTTGTGCGGGCTATCATTTCCGGCGGTAGTTAGTTTATAATTTCCTGAAGAATAATTTTTAATTTCTCCAGCATACCATCCACCATCCGTTGTAGCTCCATCTTTTGCATGATTAGGCAACTCAGAAGTTGTTAAAACATGTTTCTTTTCTCCACCTGTCTTTTTCACTGCATTGAAATCAGAATCGCTATCATCTACACACACCAAAGTTTTACCTTTACCGAACAACTCCCAAGTACCACCAAACCTTAAAGATGGATTTTCATTTCTTGTAGTTAGAAATAAATCTCCAACTTTATAATAAGCATTTGGATAGTAGTCATCAGTACCACTTTTTAGTGTACCACCTTTACAAGCCATAACTTGCTCCCATTGGAGTAGATACTAAATAATACTCCCTCCAATCGTTAGAGAGATTATCGTTTTTGTTAGTAAACGACCCCCCCCTCATTAACTCATAGTTTACTTTTTTCATTTTCACATCTCCTATTCTTCCCATTCCTCTTCTTCAGTGAAGTAAAGAATTGGATAATCATTTAAATATGCACTACCATATACATAAACTTTGTTATCGCCAACAAAAATAGTTTCTCTACCTTTTTCCAAAGATACAACTTCTTTAGCAATAACGAACTTATCTTCAAATGATATTTCAAATTGATATTCTTCCTCATAATTAAAAGAAGACCCCAGTGATAAATTGGCTATTTTGAATGTATTATCAGTAATAGTAGGAATTATACTTCCACCATCAATCCAGTCAGTAGTTCCTGATTTTCTATATTTAAAACTACCACTAAGAGTATTAGCAGTAGTATCAGTAAATGAACCATTGTAATATGCACCATTGCAATTTAAAATAGCCTCATTGGAAGTACCCTCTGGTCTTGTTATTGATATAGTATTTATGTGTAACTTAATGTAATCAATCATATCTAACTCAACATCTGATGAACTAGAATATCCTCTACTATCAGTAGTAGATACAGTTACTTTGTTTGAGCCAATGCTATCAAAAGTATTCTCTTGTAAGTTTGAAGTTTGACCATCATTCAAATTAATAGAATAACTTTTAATTGTTGAACTCTTTTTAGCAGTAGCAGATACAGTTACTTTTGGTTTAGATATATACTTAACAAATTTAGTATTACTGCCAGTTATACTCGTAACACTTGTATTAGTATCAACTATAGTAGCGGTTACATCAGGCTTACACACACTTTCTTTAGCATATAAATTGAATTCTGTAGCTTGTGTATCACCGATTTGTGTATCACCATTGTAGGTTGTACACAAAATATTACCTTTTATCTCTTTAGCATCAGGTATTAATGCATATATTTTATCTTCTATTTCACTGGTTTTAAATTGTATCGTAGTTTCACTAGTTTTATCTTCAATATTTCCCACCAAATTTTTAATCTTGTAAGTAACTCTGCTTGTAAATGATGATGCTTTTTTGTCAATACTAATGATGGCATTATCACCAATGTAAGGACTACTGCAAGCAACACCGCTGGCTCTTGGTATTCTAGGTAAGTCTGCGCTGCCATATGCTGTATTACCCCAACCCCAGTTTGGAAAACTAATTGAAGCAGCACAACTAATACTCTTTGTTCCATCATTGTTGTGATATACCCAACCCTCAGTAGAAACAGATACGCTTTCCCCTATACCAGTTGGTCTAGTACATCCGGCACTTTGATAATCAGCACTTGTTCCACTTACACCAATACTACCTTGTTGGTCATATATATAACTTGCTTTATCGTAGTAACTTCTGGCTTCATAAACTACATAAGTTCTATTGTTTGCTATATCTTGTTTTGTATACTTTGCATATATTCTTACATATAAACTACCACCGGATGTACCAATATAGGCTTCTCCTAACTTTTGAAAACTTGTTGTTAATGTTGCCATATGTTACACCTCCAAATCTTCCAAATCTTCAATTAATTCTTTCAAATGGAATATTTTTGTTCCTTTTTCACCATTTTTAGTAGATTTAATGAATTTCAAATATCCTATTTGTGCAGTTCCGGTAACTATAAGCTTTTCTATACCAGAACCTTTATTGTTGAAGATTGCATTTAATTTTTCGTAGTTATATACTTTTATACCTCTGTTGTCAAGCAATGAATTATTTGCATCATTAGATGTCCCTACAGATAAACCTTTAGTACTGAAACTAAAATTCATATCAGTTATTTTGCCTTCAAGTGTTTGAATAGTACCATTTTGAGTATCTAATGTTTTTTGTACATTTTTCATAGATATATCAAAATTGTTTACTGTTTGGGTAACCTCTGATTGTTGTTCTTGCAAAATACCTATGCTTCTACCTTGTTCATCAACAAGTGAAGTTGTATTTGTCATAGTAGTATTTAATTTATCAACATCATTTCTTATTTCAGTAACTGTTCCACTTAATATAGTAAGATTTTCTCCTACTTGATTTGCTTTTGTATCATCGGTATACTTAGTAGCAATTATCCAATCATTTTCTTCAAATGTTTCATCCTTTGATTTAGTGGTTTGGCATCTATATAATTCTTCATCTTTAATCCATAAATCTCCGCAATCATAAGGTGTTGTTGGCTCAACCACAAAAACTCTTCTCTTACTATCAGCGGTATCTTTAGCACTATTTGCTATTGCAAGAGCTTGAGTAACATCATTGTCGGTAATTTTTCTCCAACTATAAACATCATTATCAAGTGAGTATCTATAAGCATAGCCAGTATCTTTGTCGTAGTAAAGATCGCCCAAATGACTATTTTTTTCATTATCAGTAGTCCAATCTTTAGCAGGCTCATTAACATCCGTAGGAACCCCAGAATAAAACCAGGTAGTAATGTTGCCATCTACCTGGTCTTGAAGTTCTTTTAAGTTCTTACCTGTTGCAATAACAAAGCCATTTAACTCATTTTCTACTTTATTAAGTCCGTTTTTTTGCAATTCATAGTTTTCTTTTAATGTCAAAATATCATTAAGTGTCTTATTGTACTTTCTCTCTAAATCTTCTGGTGTTCGTAACTTATTTATATCTCTTTTATTTATCATTTTGTATACACCCTACCATTTCTTACTTTGAAACCTAATTCTTCTAACTCTTTGGCCTTTTCTTCAACAGATATATTTTTAGAGTTGATAGTATTAATTATATCCTTATCATAACTAGTAAATCCGATAGTCTTTAGTATTACTTTTTTATCATAGGAAGAACAATCAATATTATTAACATATTTAACTATTTGGTTGTCGTATTGCTTAAAACTACTATATTCCATTTTAATAAGCATTGCTTTTTGAGGAATACTAAGATTTAAACTATTAATATACTTAATCACTTTATTTTTTCTAGAATTAGGTACAGTCTTGCCATTTGTATAATAATCACTCTCAAATGTTTCAGAATTAAACTTTATGTATTCTTTAATTGGTATGTTTGATTGTACCAAAGCATTTAAAACTTTATCACTTGAATAATAATTACCATATAAATATGCTAATTGTTCATTAGTCAAATCACTATCTATCAAGAATTTAGTTATACTAGCCTTTTTGGTATCTTTATCAGTATTATCAATACTTTCTTTAAATGTATAATAATCTCCTATATCTCCTATTTCAGAATATTCATATGCTTTTTGATATGTATTAGAAAGTTCTAATCCTAATACATCCTTTTTGGCGATGTTATAAGAATAATTAACTATATCTTTAACAACATTTGCCTTATCTGAATCGGACATATTTGAATAAGATACATTATTAATTAGTTTTTTGATATTATCTTCTATTATTTCACCAGATATTTTTTGATATTCAACTCTATCTTTACCTGTCATCATAATCTTTTCGCCTTTTTGATTTATATAGTAAGGGGCTACTCTAGGCATAACATCTGTCTCTCCAGTTTCTTTGTACAGCCTATATATTTCCTCAGCAGATTCACTTATATTTTCTGTGCTAACATTGGCAGGATTTAAAAATACATTAAAGATATTATTCTTTCCACCATATTTTTGTATTTCTCTGCCCATAGTATCTACTACAGGATTTAGAGTTTTACTTGCAAAAGGTATTTTTGCCTTTATGCTATTTACCGCGCTTTGAATTGGCTTTCCATATTCAAATGAAGTTCTTTGAGTACCATCTACTAAATCTGCTATTTGCTTAGAAAAAGTAGGAACTGCTCTAGCAGGTAATTCTAATATTTCATTAATAATTCCGGATACAACACCATCATTATCATTAAGAACATCATTTATACTTTGCAAAAATGATTGCTCCAGCAAAATACTTCCAGCACTATCTAAGGAACCGACTATTCCTTCTAATAATGCTTTAGAATCGCTACTTTTAGAATTAACTACATCAGCAGTTATTGATAATGGAGCAGCCAAAGGTTGAGCCCAATCATAAGTAAATGACTTACCACCAATTTTAATTGAATAAGAATTAATTCCTAAAGTATTTTTTAAGAAATTGGCAGTATCTTTGTCATCATCACTATCACCGCTTGTTATTCCAGCCTTCGCAAGTGCAATACCAAGTATATATAACATAGTACCAGCAGTAGCCTTTCCTAAACTTTGAACAAATTCATGTTGCATAGTGGCAGTGTATTGTCCATTTGCAAGTGACCTCTTTAAATTAATACCTTTATTTATGGCACTAACCAAACCGGCAGGTGAATAATCAACAATTGCCTTTGTTAAATTAGCTGGTGTTTTGGCAAATGGTATCAATATATCACCAAGACCATAACCATTAACATTTAATTTATTTAGTCCTTTTCTTACACCCAAAACAAATCTGGTATAGTTATTATTATCATTCCAAGTTCTAGATAAAGCCTCTTGATGTGCTATATCTATCATTTCTTGTGTGATTTCGGTAGTATTGTTTAATACTAATTGGTTTTGTAATGAATTTTCAAAAGCCGCTTCACTAAATACTCTATCACCGACATCCATAACATAATTTAATAAAGACTCTGTTCTATTTAGAGTCCTTCCCATTAAATTTTTTTCGCTAAATGATTTACCATCTGATATTTCAAATCTATTGCCTTCCATATCTTTGGTATTGATTCCTTTTTTATAGTCGTTAGTAGCCTCATAGGCTCCTTTTTTAATACCTTTAAGCATTGCTTTTACATTAGTAGTGCCGGTTGTTCTTACACCAGTTTTCTTAGCAATTAACTTATCAGCATAACTAGAGAATAAATCGCCAAAAGAATTAACTGGCATTATTAAAGCATTACCAGCAACATTTCTTACTTGAGTCTTAGGATTAAACAGCATAGATATTCTCATCCAAGATCTAATTTTTGCACCTTTTTCAGGTGGCAGTTTATCGGTCATTAATTTTTGTATTTCTGCAAGTTTAACTCTTTTATCATAGCCATCTTCCATATTTTGTACTTCTTGCATTGTATCCATGATAAACTTTACCTCATCAGGCTTTAAGTCAAAGTCTTTTCTATATTTATCTATCCATTCTTTAGATTTATTCTTAACCATTTTGTCATAAGCTTCAGATAATTCAGATTGAGCATATTTTACCATACCTTCAGGTGTCATTCTTTCCATAATATTAAATGC